TGTATCGTCAAGACATTGAGAATGAGGTTGTTGATTATATTCGCAACAGTGGTGAGCGTGTTGTGGATTATGATGTTGAGGCTATTGTTGATTGTCTTGTTGTTATGTATGAGCGTGAGGGGGTCGAGTTTTATCGTTATTATTTTGAGCCTGTGGTTTTTTTGAATCGTGTAGTTGAGTGAGCAGTAAGGGAAAGGGAGTTAAGATGTTTAAAGTTAATGCCTATGTGACTGAGATTGCACCGGGTCATGTGTATTCGGTTGATGTTGACGGTTTTGAGAAAATCGTTACTGCTTGTAAGGAGATTGATAATGGCGTGGTCACGTTTAAATCAGCTCTTACTAGGGTTCTTGAACATGATTATGGTGATTGTGATTTTGATTTCGTATGTTGTGGCGTTAAAAATGGCGTTGGTTGCTATGTTGTTTCAATTGATGATGTATGGTGACTGATAACAAATAAGCCCCGCAATCTGCGGGGGCTTATTCATGCTGGGAGGTTAGTAGTAGAGTACTTCTCCGGGGTAGATGAGGTTCATGTTACCTGAGCTGTACCCGGTGATGTTGTACATGCTGACCCCGAGCCATGCGGCGATGCCTGATAGTGTGTCGCCTGCCTGTACCACGTATGTGCGCGATACTGTTGCGGTGTTGCCGCCGCTGTTGTGACATACCTTGTCGCCGGGGTATACGATTGACGGGTTGCCGCTGGGTACGCTGACGTTCCACCAGTCGGGCCAGAACATTGAAACATACTGGCCGCTTTGGATGATAACGCAATTGGTGTCACATGGAGTGTTCGGCGTGCTGGGCTGTGGTGCTGGCTGTGGCGTGGGTTGCGGTGTGGGCTGGGGTGCGACCTGCTCGCTGCCCGCGTATGCGTGCCACGTGTTGAGGTCGCCGTAAACTACGCTTAGGTCAACTCCTCCGCCCCAGCCGTTGACATAGCCGGTGCTAGTGTATTGCCATGCTACGGCAAACGGCCAGTAGCGGAGTGTGGGCTGGGTTGAGGGCGGATTAAACCCGTATATTGGCGTATAGCCTAGCGTATACGCGGCAATCCATAGACCATAATTTCCGGCGACAACCGCCGACCAGTCGTAACTATTTTCGGTGTACTGATTTGTGTAGATAATCGGCTTGGTGCCCCATGCGGCTTCCACGGTCTGGAGCCATGTGAGCGCCCAACCGGTATCCCACGGGGCGTTTGGCTCCCAGTCGAGAATGGGCACGATGCCTTTGCCGATGTATCCGCGTGTGTTGTCGATAAAGTAGTTGGCCTCACTGATGGCGCTGTTTTCCGTGTGCGCGAAGTGGTAGACGCCGACGCCCTGCCCGGCCTTCAAGGCGTCCTGTACTACGCGGTCACAATCAGGGTTGACGTATCCGACGCCCTCGGTGGCTTTGGTGACAACGATTTGCGCGCCGGACGTGGTGACGTTGATTCCGGTTTGCCAACTGGATACGTCTATCATGTCCGCCGCGCTTGCGGTTGGAGCGAATACCAGTAGCAGTGTGGCGATTGCGGCGATTATACTATAGGCGATTGCCTTAATCTTCCTTGCCATCGTTTTCCTTTCTGTCGATGTTGAAAATGTTGAGAATATTCGAGCCTTTTAAATCGGGGTTGATTTTCACGCAATTCTCCATGATTGACGTGATTTCAATCAGACAAATACCCACACATACCGGCATGAACACCGGTAGTTCAATCCCCAGATTGATGTAGTCCGAACCGTATTCAACGATTAACGCGACGCAAATAATCGCTAGGTACGCGAACTTGTGCCCGAGTCCCTGTCTCATTTTCTCGCTGGACAGTTCGCCGTGCATGATCGCATTGACTACGCCGGTAATATAGTCAATCAGTACTAATAAAAATACGATACCGATAACGATTAATTCATGGATTGGCATGAATATTCCTCACTTTCTTATGCCTGATTGTTGCAACAAGCCGCCAAGAATCATACTGAATTCTGCTTTGATTTGCGGTGTTTCAAAACGCAATCGTCCGACGCGATAGGCGTTCAGTATTTTCTGTGTCATGTCATCGGAACGTTTGAGCATGATGCAATCATTGTCAACTAGGCGGTAGTCAAACGTAAAATCCCTAGTGATTTTCGGCTGTTTCTTGGTGATGACATATAATACTTCATCGGTGTCACTCAATTGTTGATACACGTTGAAAATACCGTATTCGGTGGTTCTTAATGTGAACGCATAACCGGCGTTATTGAAATCACTGATGAGAGTATTGGCGTTATCCCTGAAATCATTATTGATTGCATAATTCGCATAATTTTCGTCATATTCGCGTAAAAACTGCCCGAATTTCGAGGTGGCCACCTTGGCGCTGAACCCTCCGTAGTCAGCCAGTTCCACCATGATAAACCCGTTGCAATAGCGCTGGTATTGCGTGCGATTGTCCAGTTGCGGTTTAAGATTGATGTTGAACGCGCTGAAATACGGGTTGGCCAACGTCACCGCGTTACTGCACATGATGACGCGAACCCTATCATTCCAACGGTCAACCGTATTATAGAACTCCTCAAGCGCGGTTACTTCACCGCCCAAATACCGCATATTATCGGGGAAAATCTCATCAAAAACAATGGTTCGCACCTTGGGATAGGCCACCGATTTCACCTGTCCTGCTTGACTGAGGGCGATGAAGTACCCCATGATGTGCCATGTTGGGCGTGTCTTGCCGTGTTTGTCCGTGGTGGCGTCCCTGTCATCCAGCCAGTGACATTCTGCTTGATTGCCGGATATGCGGAACTCTAATTTCGGGTATTGTTCCGCGATGTCTGCGAACCACGTGCCCTTGTTTTTCTGTTCTTCGGCGGTACGTCTTAGATAGATGAATTGCCAGCGTTTTTTTATCCAGTCGCCTATGACCAGTTTTTTGGCTCCGTAGGTTTTTCCGAGGCCGCGTGCGCCGATTACGAACATCCAAGGCGCGTGATAGGATAATACGCTCCCATAATCGTAATAATCGCCCTCAGCTAACAGCCTCTCCATAGTATCCATACTACCATACAACAGTGACAAACCGGTATATATCTACCGGTTTGTCACTGTGTCAGAAGTTCGGCGGCGCACTGGTGCCGTCCCACACGTTCAACAGCGAGTAGACGGTGTTGTAGCGCGTCCCGTATGGCCCGAACGGAGGCGTATTAAGGATATTATTATACAGTTGGGTAAGAGATGAAGCATGAGGCACATTCAACGCGCCCGCCGGGCTTTGATGATAGGCGCTCACCCACAGTATCTGCATTTTCACATCATCATACATCTGCGGGTAGCCCTCGTAATCCTTTGCGAACTGATTACGCTGACCCTGTCGTGATTCCGTGCGCCGCGCCCACGTCTGGAATGCGGCGACCTCGCTACCGGTCATCGCCCTATCGAACGCGCCGCCTGATTCCATAAGCGTGGCGATGTTTGGCGCGGCAGCGGCAAACGACTTATACCCCTCGGCGTCAACCGCTTTCATAGCGTTCAACACCTGCAAGCGTCTACCAAACGACCATTGTGCGATGCCGATACCCTGATTGTTAGGTTCGACGGCATCCCAGCGTAATGATGACTCGACAGTGCCGATGACATAGAGCGCGTATGAGCTTTTCCCGTCGCCTACGCTTGGCGTCCCCTGACCTTGGTCGGCGTCCGGCTGACCCGTGCCGCCACGATATATCCAAGTCTGGGCGCTCGCCTTATAGAAAACGGATTGCGATGACGTCGTGCCCGAACCACTGTGACATACGAGGTTATCGCCCTGTAATTGTATCCACGCGGAGATATCGCCGTCCACGTTCACACCCGGATTATTACCGCCTGTCGGATTATCGCCAGATTCCGGCGGTTCCGGCAATGCAGTGGGATGCAGATAGCCAAGCAGTTGTGAACCTTTCGCGAGCGGCAACAATTGATGCACGGCGGGCGTCGGGTTTTGCGTCAACACGTCGATATTATCCCCTCGGACGCCACCCCACACGATGGCCACGTGACTGCCGGGGTAGTTTTGACTGCCGAACCTCCAAAACACGACATCCCCCATGCCGGGCGTATAGTCGGCGTCCTTTTTCTCAAAAACACGTCCAACCGCCGCCGTGGTGGGGAACATGGTGTAATTGCCCTCCGCGTAACCTGTGGGCGTGATGCAATCACCAAGACTTAGATTGTAATTGTCCATGCAGTATTTCGCCCACAAGTCCCAGCATTGAGCGCCGTAAGCCCCGTCCATATCCCAGTATTGGTTTTGGGTGCGTTCCAACCATGCTTGTACGTCTACCATAGTATTAGTATACCCCGCCCGGAGTACCGGACGGGGTATGTTTCACGTGAAACATGAGGCTGCGGGGTGTTAGGTTGGTATCAGATTACAAAATAAGAGAGGTGTGGTGTCTCTTTCACTTGAGCGTTTGGCGCAATTGACCCCTGACAGTAAAAGGATACAACCCCTTCAGCGTTGACACTAACGTTGCATGGGCCGGAGCTGTTACCGACCGTGAATGAATAGGAGTTCATAAAGCCTTCCGGTCGATATTCTGCCGGAATTGTCCCGATGGTAAGGGAACCGGAGGTCACGTTCGACGTACATTTAGCGTTGGTGCGCCCATCTACCGAACCGAAACGAACCATGATGTTAACGAACTTTGACAGCGGTGAGTAATATACCGTCCATGATACGTTAGAAAAATGACTAGTCAACACGTTAACTCGCTGAATCACTGCAACCGGTGACTGTCCCGAGGTTTTCAGGCTGGTTAGTTCCTTCTGTACGTTCGCCGCCGATTCCGTCGCGTTTGTCGCTTCAGTGTGGATTTGCTGTGCGGTGCCCGAGTATCCGCCCTGCTTGGTAAACGTCGTGTCCGCCTGAGCTCTGGAATACACTTCACTACTGTTCGCCTTGCCGTTGAGGCTGTCGGACAAGCCTGACACGGTGCCCTGAAGCGCCTGAAGTGCGGTGTTCTCCGCCTTGCCGTTGATGGTGTCTTTAAGGTTCCGCGCGGTCGGCACCGACGTGATACCGAGCGCGTTGAAGTAGGATGCCTGCTCTGCAATGTCGGTCTTGTTGGCTTGCGCAAGCCCTGCCGCGTTATCGGCCGATTTCTTGGCCGCGTCCGCCGCCGCCTTAGCATTGTTCGCCGCCGCCGTTGCCGTGGTGGTGTTGGTTGCGTTGGCGTACATCTGATTATCGATTTTAGTCATCGCGTCGGTAAAATCACCGCGCCATGACGGCCGGTCGTTCGGACTGTCGCCGAACGTTGGCAGATTATAGTGTCCGGTGTGCTGTGTAGTGGACATTATCGTTTTTCCTTTCTATTTCGCGGGGGTGCCGACGCGGACGATGCCGTTTGCGTCCTTGTACATGGAGTCAAGCTCAGCCGCCGTCAATCCGAGCGTGGTGGGCTGTGAAGCGGTTTTATCGACCTTGCCCGCAAGTCCCGAGGTGAGGGCGCTGGTGGTGGCGAAGCCTCGCACGTCCGGGATGTCGGTTTTCTTGGCGATAGTGGCCGCCACGCCCAGCGGGGAGCCGGTCGTGCCGTCACCGGTGAGGTCGGTGGTGTGCGCCACGGTCTTAAGCCCGCCTGTGCCGGATGCGATGGCGTCCGCGTTCTTCTTCAGTTGGGCATCAATCTTAGCCATGTCGCCGTTATAGTCACCGAGCCACGTGGGGCGGTCGGCACCGGCGAACTGGCTTAGATTATAGTTTGCGGTATGGTTGGTTGCGGTCATTGCTACTCCTTATTATCGAAATTGTCGGCGGTCGGATTGCGTTCGACATAGCGCGCGTCCGCCTCTGATTGCGTGATATATGCCATGTCGGCGGGTGGATTCTCGGGCATGGATTTCCCATAGGGGAATTGCGAGCGTCCCGGAAAATCGCCGGGGACGCAATTATCCACGGCGGTGGCGCGTAAATCATATTCGCGTGCCTTGAGGATAAGCCCGTCATACTCCTGAGCGGTTAACTGCATGTCATCGTAATCACCCCAGAATAACCCATGATTGCGCGCATTGTCATATATGCCGCCAAGCACGTCCCCGAGCGGCTGCGTGACCCCGTACACTGGGGAGGTTGCTACGCCCTGCTGTTTCATCTCACCAATCAGGGCCAGTAGTTCCGCGCGTAAATCGGACATGGACTTGTTAACTTGCGCCACGGTATCCGCAAGAGTCTTGTCTATGGATGCCTTAAAGTCGGTGGTGTACTCTTCCAGCTTGCTCAAATCGCATTGGAGGGCATCAAGATTGTGGCGAAGACATTCAATCAATTGCAGCGTGGTCAACCCATCCCGATAGGTGAACGGAACGGACGTGGGCACCCCGTCAAACAGGCGTTGCTGTGGAATCGGCGCGTTAATGGCAACCATGATTACTCCCATTCTCCGTAGTTATGGCAGTTGCTGAAAATTGTATCATAAGACCCCCATACTTGCATGAAACACGGTTCGAGGCTCCGCACGATTTCCATATCCACGTTGATGATGGCCTGTCGGTACTCCTGTATCAGGCTCATGGCGGACTGGGAGCGGCCCGACGTGTGGGATTTGGTGCTCCCATCTGTAGCGTCGTGTTGCCATTCCGTGCTGGATGTACTATGGGACTGAGAGGAGGTATCTTGCGTGCTATGGCTACTGCCGTCCGTATCCGCTTGCGCCTGATTGGCATGAGTCGCGTATCGAGCAAAATCACCTTGCACGCCGGTTGCGGGCACTTCCGAGTCGTAGGACTGGGACTTGGTGCTACTCGAACTGGTGCCGTCCGAGGAGCTTCGGGTCGCACTATCCTGAGAGGCGCTGGTTTTGCCGCTGGACTGGGCTACAGTATTGGACAGGCTTTCACTGACCATTTCCATAGTGTTCAATGGGTCATATTTCAACGCTAGCGTCCTGTAGCGCTCATTAAAATATGGCATGATTTCCGCCATCGTCATACCCAAGTAGAAGATGAATTGTTGGGCGGTTTCCTGACCAATCTCCCTAAGCGCGTAATGGCGGATGATTTTCTCGTTCAACTCAGTGCGATGGCTCTCATCGTAAATCGGGTAATAGTCGGCGCTGAGGTGCAGTCTGGCGTCCGTGTCGTATCCGAATGCAATGAGATTGCCGAGAGTTTCGGTGTACTCGCCGGGCGTTGTCATCGCATAGGCGCTAAAACTCTGTACCATACGTGGCTTCTCCCGTTTGGTGGCTAATACGTGCGGCGACGATATCATGATATGTTTTCATTGCAACAACTTGTTTTCTCAGTAGCTCCGCAGATTGGTCGGACATGGACAAGCCCCCGTTTTCATAGCTATCCATAGCTTCTTCCGCCTTACTGATTTTATTGGCGATTTCATACATTTCAGACACAAGTCTTACCATAGTGTCACAAGTCATCATTACAATACACCTCCGATACCCGCGTCATACGAGGCGGGCATATCAATATCCGTCGTGCCGCTTGCGCTGGAGTCCAGCGCGTTCGGCACACCGGAGCTTTGCGCGTCCGCGTACTCTACCCAGATGTTAAGTTGCGGCCACAATCGGTTAATCTCGGTTGCCGCAGTCTGTCGCGCCTTGAGAAAACTCAATCGGAACACGTCTACCTTCTCGTTGGCTTGCGCCACCTCATCAGAAATGAGCCGCTCTTTTTTCTCGGTACCACTGGACTGGATGCCCAAATAGCCCAGCACCTCGTTGGTCACCTGCGTTTTTTGCTGGATGAACTTGTCCAGCAGATAGGGGGTGGTGTTGGGCCACGGTTGGAACATGCTACCGGGGTCGAGTGAATCGTATCCGATGATATAATCCTGCCCATCCTGCCGCTGTTGTAGCATGTTCTGTACGGTGAGCTTGGTGCGCGGGTCGGCGGTGATGATGGTTGGCAGTTTCAGGCTCTCCAAGTTCACGTCATATGCCTTGTCAATGTCGGCGAGGCGTCTCGCATACTGCCATAAGATATCTTTGAAACTCATGCGCATACGATTGTCCCAAATCGGGATGCATTCACGGCCCGCCTTGAGTTGCTTGTAATGGTAGTTGACGCCCACCGGCTCGAAGCACGTCGGGTTGTTATACACGTTCAATCGGCCTTGATAACCGGCTTGCGTAGCGAGGAACCGACCTATGCGTTTGTCTTCGAAGAAGAGCGCGCACCCGTATTCGCAGAGACACATTTCCAGCCATCGTTCATCCACGGTTGGCGGTAGCCCCCGCCAACTGAACCGGTTCAGTGCCAGTTCAGTCAACAGGTGATAATACATTGCGTCAAGGCTGGCGGCGCGTGCCTTGGCGTAATTGCCACGCGGGTGCAACGCGCCGCCCCTACGATTCTGATTTTTCCTCGACCTAGACATGTCTCTAGTATAGCACTAGAATGAAATGCCCGGCAATGGGTCGTTATCCGCCCAATCGGTCACGCCGATATCGTCCGGGTTAGTCCATATAGTAGCCCCAGACTCGAACACGCCTTTAATGGTCTGCCGATACTGCTCGGGCAAATCACCTCGCACGTAACACTCCTGCATCTGCCAGTAGGTGAATTTTGTCATACATTCCAGCGATTGCGGCGGCGTGATGAAACGCTGGATAAAATACCCGTAACGCAACATGTACTCTCCGACGCTCCGCAGAGCTGAGGGTGCGCACGTCTTAAATCGAACCAACACCCCGACAATACCGTTTGCGAGGTTAAAACCGTCTCCGCCGATGGCACCGGATGTGGTCGGGGGTGTTAATTGCATCTGCTGTACCTGTGCATTGATGCCCGCAATGGTGTTTTGATAGTCTCCGAACGCGGAACGTTGCGCGTAATCCGCGTTCATATCCGCCATATTTTGGGCCAACTGGTTTGAAAGCGCTGTAGTCTGAGAGCCGTATGTGTTGGCCTGACTTGTTGTGGCCGCGTTGGTACTCAGCGAGTTCGCCGTGGAAAGTTGGGCGGCGGTATTGTTGATACTGCGGTTTGCTTCAGTGTTGACGCCATTCATGACCGCGCCGCCTAATGCCGATACCGCGCCCCCGATATTGCCCGAAGCGGCGTTACCCGCCACCCCGACCACGCCGTTAACCACGTTATTCAGCTGTGCGAGGTCAGCTCGCTGATTGTTGATATATGTCGTGTTGTCCAGACTGGTGTTAAGCGAGGTTGCTTGTATCGCGTTATTGGCGTTGCGGTTGCCGATAGCGAGTTTGTTGGCTTGGGTATTGTACTGGTTTTGCATGGCCGTGGCCGCAAGAGACTGGCTGATGCCCATCTGCGCTTTTTGGTACGCCCAGCCAGCGGACTGTTGACTGTAGGAACGAGTGTAGGCACTGTTTGCCATTGCCAACTGAGCGCCATTGTTGACTATCACAAATTGAGGGAAATTGCTGATGCCAAACGCGGCGTCCAACATTTCCCCGCTATCAATGGGCAACCCATTGTTTTTATCAAGAGGAGCAATCTCGCTTGCACCCGCCTTATTGTACCCAACCGGGTAAAAGTTCAAGCGCGCGCCATTGGGCGCGTAATTATGCACCTCTCTAATAACCAGATTATCGCTTTGGATATTTTCGGGCTTATAGGTGATATTAGTGCCATTCAAGCAAGTGCATTCAACAGTAGAATAGGGGTAGCATTTGAGTTTTTTAAGGTTTTTGTAACGTTTAGGGATATTAAAATTATCACGAAAATCATTAATGGTAATAATGTCTTCATATCTGCTGGGCGCATTTGTGGCTGACTGGGGGAAACGGTAGATACGATTATTTAATTCCGAAGGGAGTGTTTTCCCAAACAGCTTATCTACGACATAGCCGGATTGCTTAAGAAAGTCATCATCTAAAGAGGGTATCATGTACATGTTTACAATACCCTGTGTTATCCATGAAAAAGTAGAGCCCACTCCCATAAACACTTGGATAGACTGGATATCCTTAAAGTACAGTATTTCAGCACCGTTAGCCATGTTCTCAAACAGAGAGCCGCCCGCAGTAGTGAGAGACGGTTTTTCCTGACTGCCCGCGTCCGCTGACAAATCTACCGTGCTCACGACTATTACGCCGTAATTCAGATTTTTCCCGTCCATGCTGATAAGAGACTTGTACTGTTGGTTTACCGTCACCATTTCGCTACCGGTGTCCAGCCCTTCGGGTAGTGCGAGATAACTGCGACCATAATCGGTCATCTGGTTTTCGTTGGCAATGCCGATATGGCCTCGCACCACATAGCATGAACCAAACCTAAGCACATGCTGGAACGACTGCCAAACGTCCAACTGTACAGTGAGCTGAGTAGTGTACGCATTGATGTAATCCACGTGGTTGATGAAATAATACCAATACCGTGGCGTCTCCAAGTCGGGGTAATCGTTATACACCACGACATAGTTGTAGTTGGACGCCTCGTTAAATGGCAGTTCGACGCGCACGGGTTGACCGAACATGTGCATGACTCCATGCACCCTGTCAATGCCGGGCCGTCGGTCGAACCATTCCTGTTGTTTCTGCGGTGATTCGAACCGGGCTAGGTCACGGTAACTGCTATCCCACGGCACGTTACAGAGTTTCAGCGACGTGTTGGGCGTCCATTGAGCCCAGTTAAACGTCGCCTCGACGTTAGGGTTGATATCTCTCAGCATACTATCCCTTTCATAAAGAAGGGAGTGTTTCACGTGAAACACTCCCTTTTATTATATCGCAGATTAGGGGACTGTCACGGTCACGCCCTTCTTGCCGGATACGCCGAACAGCGTGGCGGTGATATCGGATGTGCCTGCCTTGACGCCCGTAACAACACCCGACTCGGATACGGTGGCGTTGGCTGGGGTGCCTGAAGTCCATGCGGCCTGTGCAGTCACGTCGGCGGTTCGGCCGTCAATCATGGTCGCCGTAGCGGTCGCCTGTGCCGCATGGTTCACGGTCACTGCCGGGATGGTCACGGCAATGGATGCGATAATCGACGGGTTGAATCCGATGACACCATCACCGACCACCGGCACGCTCAGGGCGGCGGACACGGCGCACGGCACTTCCGGTGTCGTCGGGTTCGTATACAGCGCGGTCGCGGTAATCGGAATAGTGGTGTTCGGCTCATCAAGGCCGACCACCAGCACGCCGGTAGGCGAAATGTACGTGTAATCACTCTTCGGCTTGGAGGTATCACCGATGGCGTACTCGACAGCATCCGACCGGAACGTAGCCGTATCATCATTAGTGATGGTCGTATCGGCAGTGACCTGCACAGCGCCGCCACGCGCCACATTTGTTGGCGTGGTCGAGCCGCCGCCGTACATGGCGAGTTTAAGTTGGAAGGTCGGCGTCTGGGCTGTCGTGCCGGTAGGCGGCACCACGTTGGCAGTGGAACCCGCGCCCGTCCAGAACATGACGGCGGGGGCGAAGCCGGACACGCTGATAATGTGCTGGACGTGCAGGTAATGGTTGACCGAATTGATGTTAACCGGGTTCGTCTGCTGGGTCATCTCATTAATGACGGGGATGTCAATGAGGAATTTATCAGTGGTGAGGATGGCTTGCACGCCGTCCATGCCAAACCTGTCCTGCGGAATGACGATAATCCGGTCAATGGTCGGTTCTGCGTCCGTGCGCTGGAACACCGTGGCCAGACCCTGAACATCAAGCGCCGACTTGACTTCAGGCGAACAGAACAACACAAGCTCATCCGGGCGGGCAAACGTCGGCATATGACGCGCATTGTACCGGGTGGACACGAACTTCAGCGTGTCAGCCCATGCGCGAATCTGGCGCAACATGTCGCGCGCGTCGGTTTCCGAACTGCCCATGTTGTTCAAATCATTGGTCATGTGCACGCGCCAGTATCCGCCGAGTTTCGCATACTCGACGAACTGGTGGCACATGGCCTCAAACAAGTCAACCTCGGCGGCATTATAGCAGGAGGTGAGAATCTGCGAGGTGAGCGAGGCTAGGCCGGTTTCGGAGGTGAAAGCGCGCTGGAGCGTCTTGTCATCCGTAGTCGCGGGATACCAGTGAGCAAAGTCCAGACGATGGTAGAGCGAATCCACATCGATTTTCCACTTACGGAAGTTGTCCGCGCCCAAGTATTCCGCGTCGGGGTCGTACACCTGTGCGAGCGGCATACCTACGGCGATTTCCTGCCACGTGTCCCCATACATCTGAGACGCACGTTGGAAAACACTTAGCGGATTGTTCCACCGCCATGTGTTCACGTAGGTGCCGCCGATACGGTTCACCAGAGCCGAGTAGAACTCGTTCTTTAGCTGGGTGGATGACATGAGGGTGGCCATCTGCCTGTCCATGTTCATTTGGGTGGCCGAGGGCATACGCCTCTGATATTCGGGGGATGCCTCGTTGCGAATCATATTGAGAATCTGCGCGTTGTTGAATTCGGTGAGCGGTCGCAACTGCTGTTTCGGCGTCACCACTGGAGTGGTTGGCATGATAATCAATCCTTCCTAATTATTAGTCTTCAAACAAATCATCGAACGTGCTGTAAGTGCCGTTGTAGTCATCGTCTGTCATTTCAGCCGATTCCGGCGTCGTGTCGCCATCCGGGCCATCGTTCAGTACGTGGTCTGCGGCGGCATCGCGCATCGCCTCAATGGTTTTGGAGAGTTCCGCCACCGTCGCTTCCAAAGCGCTGAGACGGTTGGCCATGTCGGCGTCCTTGTCGTCGCCCGCGTCCTCCGGTTCGCCGTCATCCTGCGTTTCAGACTCCGGGTTCGGCGTATTATCGTCGGTTGGCTTGGCGTCCGGCTCGGTGTCGGGTGTGGTGTCCGGCTTGTCATCGTTTTCGGTGTCGTCCATAATCACCTCTTAAAGTAAGTGGCATGACGGCAATCACGCCGTCATGCCGGTTTGCTAGGCTGTGCGGGTTCCCTCGCCGTCGCTGGGCGCTGGCTACGCACGTCTACATCCGACCGAATCGCCTTACCGACTTGCCTTACGGTCGGGCCGTCGAATCGACTTGGGACGCACACCCCGCTGTTAGTTATTATAGCACGAAACTATGGCCATCATCATTGAGGTGACGCGCTCCCGGCAGGAACTCATCATAGGGGATGGGGGCGGCACGATGCACACCACTCAAACGCATTACCGTATCTCCACCCGCTTCCACACCGCAGTATTTACGATTGCCTAGGATACTGAGCTTCTCGTAGGTGTGGTCGTTTTTCCACGCCCCTAGTTTCCGGTCATCTGTTTCGATACCTGAGGGCGCATCCAACCCTTCCAATATCATGCCGTCGGTATCGGCGTAAAGTACACGGTCGGCGTTCGCATTCATCGCCCGGGACAATATTTGTCGCCCGTAGGCGTTGACATATGCGGCGGTCGGCAACCATGCCAGACTGTTGGCCGACTCGGGTTTGTCCACGGTAAAATCCACCCCACCATCCACTGACGGTTTCGGATGCAACATGGGCCGGTAGAGCGAGGCCCCGAATTTTCCCACCAGTGAGTTCAGTAACAGTTTCGCCATCTGCCTGCGCTCTCCGGTCGCGGTTTGTTTCACGTGAAACCATTTGTCCACATACGTATAATATAACCCGTGTGATTTGCGGAACTTCCAGCCGCCGACATGTTCCCACACGTGGATGTCATAGTTTTCCGTGAGCGTTTCCCAATCCACATCCGTGATGGGCATGGTGACGACGCCGAGCGTACTGTCCAAGCGTTCGCCCTCATACCCCCATACTGGCAGGATATTGGTGAGCGTTGCCGTTTTCCCCGTTTTCAATCGCGCGTCAAACGCGATAACGTCGATATGCAGCGGATAATCAGCATCATAACGATACTTCCCGTCATACCACACGGGGGCATCTACCGGCATGGGGGCATCGCGCATGATACTTGGGTAGAGACTGTTCACATCCCAACTCCGGCAATCCCGGTATTCACCCGGTTTGCTGTACACTATCGCCCCATAGTAGGCGGGGCGCATCCGATGATAAGCCTCTTTGTCCAATGGCGGAAAATGGCGTTTGAATCCGGCGTAATCGCCATCAATGTAGTCGGTCACCGCCATTGATGCTATGGTCGTGCCCTTGAGGTTCAGGGCGGCGCATTCCTGCGCGATGTTCCACGTGGTTTCCAAGTCGGTGGTTCCTCCGAATGTTTCACGTGAAACATTCAGGCCATCGTCTCGCGTGACATTGCGCACGTCCAGAAAATCCACGGTGATGCCGCCCATGCGCACGCGAAAACTGTAGAAGTGGCCGCGAATGTTGAACGTTCCCCACACGCCGTCCTTGGCTGGATTCGATTGCAAGGGGAGTCGTTTCAACAGTTCGGCGGCTATGGGCTTGATATCCTGCCATCCGTGGGCGCACCATACGCGTGTATGATGGTCGAGCATGGTAAGCCGGATGACGGCGTTCGCCGTCAATGGTTCCGTGCCGTCATCCGTCAAGAGTGTTGCGCCGTCTGTTGCCGCCGTTCGACGCTCTTTCATGGTTCCATCCTTTTTAGTGTCGTGCCGCGCTGGTCATCCATTCATCGAGTCGTGTCTCTACATCGCCTGCATCCGCTTTTGTCTCCCATTTATGTGTTTTATCATTATACCATGCGGCTTCCCGCACAACGGTGCTGAAGTTCGTGTTGTTTATCAGCCATCGTTTTTGACGGTTCGACAGGGATGCGAATTTTTGAGCTATGCTGTAATCGAATGCCTCAAGCTGTTGCGAGACCCTATCAAAATCCGAAACCCCCTCGCCTCCGGAAATCTGTCTAGTGCCTGCATGCAACGGCGCTCGACCTACAAGCCCGGCGTATTCAAGCAACTCTCGTTCAAGCTTCCTTCTACCCCCTTCTCGTATCATCATACGCGCGTGGCTTATGCCGCGCTCCGAGCCGAACACGTTCGCACGGTTGCGTATGAGTTCGTCACGCGCCGAACCGCCGACCGTGTGAGTGCCCAACACGTCGAACGGGGACTCTCCGGCGCGTTCCATTTCACGTACTTCGCCTACTGTGTAGCTGGCCATGCTCAATGCATCGAATTGTTGGGCGCGTTTGATTTTCTGCCGTGCCTCGATGCGGCGGCGCTGCTGCTGTCGGAACGTCTTCCGACGTTTCGACGGGGCGGCGGCGATTTCCGCGTCGGTAATCAACGGGCGCGCCGCCAACTCCCTATCAAGTTTCGTGACATGCACATCCGGGACAACCTGATACGGCTCGCTGTCCCGCGCCCTTAAGGCTTGCTGTTGTTCCCCGAATTCCTGCCCGATGCGTCGTGCGACCTGTTCGAGTTGTTGGGCGCTGAGTTTTCCTAAAAACGTTTCGGTGATTTGCTTGGGGAGGTGTCCGGTACTGTAATCCCTGACCGCTTGCTCTCGGCGTACCTGTGCCGACCTGATGGCGGCGTTGCGTTTCAGGCTGTTAATACGTCGATTGTTTTTACGTTTTGCCACAGCCCTCTCTCCTCGTGAGTGTAAAACACCCCTCGCCGCAAGGATGGAAAACGGCGAGGGGTGAGTTTGGCGGCAACATCCCTATAGGGACATTGCCATGCTATCATATGGTATAGACAAATATTCTATCCACGGTCTTTTTCCGACACCAGTTCAAGATCGAAGAACTTGAATCCACGGCGGCTCTTCTTTTCCACCACCTTGAGAGCAAGCGGATGGTCCCACGTGTCCGGCGTGCCGAAGATGGCGAACAGATTACCGAAAGCGTGCGCCAATGTGGGGGAGGCAGCGGCAAAGTCGCCCTCTTCCGCGTGAATGACCACGCGGGTAGAAGAGTCAATCTCACCCGTTTCCTGATTGGCGACCTCGATAACTTGCGCAAGCACGTTGGTCACATGCAGTGGTTCATTAAGATGTTCGTCCACCTTGTCGGTGGTCTGCATGGCGTTATAGAGCGCCATTTTACCGTCCATAGTAGTGGTGTCGAAGAAATGGGACACAGCATTAGCGCCGTTCGCAGAAAAGTTATTACCGTTCGTTACGGTCAGTTCGTTGTCAGCCATTTGTGTTGCCTTTCCTTATAGGGTTAGTAATTATTTTTCCTCGGAAATGATATCATCTTCAACCACGTTGCCGTTAACCGACCCCGGATAGTCGATAATGATATCATCCCCAAACTCGCAATTAGCCCAATAGATTGCCTCATCCATGCGCGTTGCCTGCGCATGATACTCGGCGGACATGGGTAGCATGTCCTTGTTAACCTTGCGGGCTTTTTTCATAGCCATGTCAGGCGTACGGCACGCGCCATCCACGACTACTTCGGTGTCCACGAGTTCGCCGTCTTCACTGCGCGTAACACCGCGCACAATACTATAATGCTTGGCTCGCTTAATATATGCCATAATTATACCACCTTATTTCATTGTTGCTGCTGTCGTGACATTCTTGCAATATCTTCATCAGTATACCGTTCATCAGTCAGATTGTCAAAACAGAGACACGCGATTTTGATGATAGTCTGAGCGAACTCATCACCCTCCCACGTCTGGCACATCTCATAGCTTGACGCGCCCTTGACATGACAGACAGCGCACCACGCCACCATCGCCGGACAGTAAATAAGCCCGGACAACATTTCAATGTCCTGCGTTCGTACCAATGCGGCATACATTGACGAACTTGGCGAGATGCTTAGACAAATGTTCGCCGCATGTTCGATACTGTCGGCAAACGCCACCTGACCACCTTGGGGCTTGTAGAAGCCCTTGAGCAGTGCCACGGTACGGCAAAACGTCTCCCAATCACCCTCACCTTTATTGTACTCACGCAAATGCAGATTACGCCGACGGCCACGAACGACACGGCGCACACGGTCATCATCCAAAACACCATCATCAAACCAATTCGAACGGTCATCAATGCTCTTCATAATCAACACCTCTCTACCAACAACGTATCAGCCAACGCCCTCGCATCAACCAACATATGAGCCACTTGCGCATAATCGCACGCATCAAACGCCACAGCCGACCAAACCAAACGACGCCCGCCGCCAGCCTGAGACTGCACCGCATACCGCAGTTCATACGTCCGATTATGAGGACAATACACCACACACACATCCCCAAACTCAAACTTGGACGGGACCACGGACACGACCTCATCTCTCGCCATCACCAGACACCCCCCTCAAACGACAAGCTCACCTCAACGACACCATTCAAAACCCCCGTTTCTGGGGCAAACGAAGAACGAGCAAAACCAACACACACATCAAACCCGGCAAACGCATGGCGAACAACATCAAGAACGCCATCCAACGCCTCCTTGAACGTACCGGCTGGATATGGGCCCCTCTTCTGCACATACTCAGGCGTGACTTCGAACACCGTAAAATCATCAGGCGTAACAGTAAAACACCACATTATCTATCACCTTCACTCTTTTCAATAGGAGCACTCAGGATGCTCAGAAACAAACCTCATCAAGCGATAAACAAAGCCCACCATATTATCCATAGCCGAACAAACCTCACCAGAACAAGGGTCATACGTTTCAGTGAAGAATCTTACAATCACAAACCTCCTTAGACGATAGCGCAAGATAAGAACCTCCTTCCCGTCCAACTCACCAGTCTCAAAACAAACAGAAATACCAG